TCCCATTGTTGGTGCTGGTGTTGGGTAGGCGTGAATGGCTTCGCGGCCAATTTCCTCTGCCCCGGAGTGGAGTATCAAGCCGAGTGCCATATTATTTCCCCCCCTTTCCGGTGAATATCCCAATTGCGTTATCACAAGCAACACGTTCCCAAACTAGTTTTGGGGGAAATGTTCCTTTGTCCAGTTTAGCCAAAACACGAATTGCCGTGTCCATGACTTGTGTTTCGGTGCGGTTCAATGCCCGTCCGATCCTATCGTCGGCCCAACGGTTTCCCGTTGTTTTTGGGCCTATTGGTTCTGTACTGTTTTTCATTTTGTTTACTCCTTAACCCCGCCTTACTGGGGCGGGATACACAAAGGAAATACCCACCCGCTCCCCCGGTCAACTTTATTTTGTTTTTTTTATTCCTTTCCAAAGGATCTCTCCCGTGGATCATTGGCAGATGGCAGCGAAAAAGCAGCATGGAGGCCACAACAAAACGCCAAAGCTCAAGGTGGATGCGGTCGTGGCAGGGTTGAAGCAGGGCAGGGGAATCAATCAGCTTGCGGTTGATAATGATCTCGGACGAACCACGGTTGCATTGATACGGGAACAAAACCGCGACGTTGTGCCAAACTGGAGACGCAACACCGCACAAAGCATGATGGAGTTGGCAACAAAGATTGTGGATAACCTTGCCGAAACTTACGAAGACTTGCCACCCCATACCAAACCCATCTTGCTGGGGATTTTATCTGACAAAATACGCGACCTGACTTCCGAGGGTGGACAGGTTGTGCAACATCAACACGTTCACATCAACCACGGCGACATTAATGCGCTTATGTCCGGCACAAAAGGCACGAACAAATGACACTTGCGCGAGTCGTCTTTTTTGCTTGCACATTTGCGCGGCGCGCGTGCCAAAAAGCGTGTTTTCGCTTAATAAATGTTATATTTGGTTCGGCAACACTATCGTCGCGCACGGGGGGGGAGGGGGTGCGCGCGCGCGCGAGATAAAATCCTTATAATGGATTACGACATGGAAAATTTTTTTACAAAAAGGAGTGGTAAACTGGTCTGAACCGCAGTAACAATTGTTTGGAGATGGCAAAACCAATGACTCAAGAACGGCAAGTATCTGCATTTAAAGAAGGTATTGAGGCTGTTATAGAGCGGTTTTCTGCTGAATTCGATCTTACCTATTCTGAGATGATAGGAGTTTTGGAGGAAACTAAATTTTGGCTTTTACTGGAATCTGTTGATCTTGTTTCAGAAGAAGAAGAAGAGGAAGAGGAAGAAGATGATGAGGAAGGTGAAAACTGGAAAAACTAATTACGATATTCTACCAGAAGGATATTTTGAAGAGCGGTATGTGGTTTGGTTTTGGTAAATTGTTATGAAACGTAAGGTGAAGCAGAAAGTTAATAAAGAGTCAAAATCTGTTTCTCTTAAAGGTGAGGAATTATATTTGTCTCTTCAGAAACAATGGAAGAACAGTATGTCTTTACGGAGAAGTTTTCCAAAGGGAAAAAACTAGTCTTCTTATTTATTTAAACTATGGCATTTCAGCCAACGGAACATCCGGTTCTGGCACTTCCCTCGCAAGAGAGAATGCGAGAATTTAAAAAAAGAGGGAAAAAAGGACTTGACGAGTTAGTTGAGATTTTCAAAAAAAGAGAAGAACTCATCCAACTTGAAAGAAACGACCCTTTTAGATATGGATTTGAACCCCCTAACTGGGGCGATGCTGATGAATTGTGGGCAGATGCTTCAGAACTGCTAATCCAAGGAGGAAACCGGGCTGGAAAATCTGAATATGCTGCTAAAAAGGTGATTCGGATGCTCACAGGTAAAAAGAATGCAAAAGTGTGGGTACTTGGAATGACGGCACAATCTTCTATTCGAGATCAGCAACCTTTAATCTACAAATATATTCCAGAAGAGTGGAAAAATTTAAGGAAAACAAAAGTTCAGAACGTAAGTTATAGTCAAAAGAACGGTTTTACTGAAAACACCTTTGTGTTCCCAAATGGCTCGCAATGTTGGTTTATGAATTATTCGCAGGAAATGCGAGTAATTGAGGGTGGAGAGGTTGATTTAATTTGGGCAGACGAACTTGTGCCTCTTCAATGGATTCAGACCTTAAGGTATAGGCTTATTACTCGAAGTGGAAAGCTACTAGTTACCTTCACTCCAGTAGACGGGTACACCCCTACTGTTAAGGAATACATTAACGGCATGAAAATTCTGGAGACAAAAGAAAGTCCTTTACTTCCAGATAGTGTAAATGTGCCGGGATGTGAGATTGGACACATGCCATATGTTGCTGAAGGAAGAAAGGCAAGCAGTAAGATAATTTGGTTTTTCACATCCATGAATCCGTACAATCCGATTACGGAGATGGAGAAGACTTTAAAGGGGGAAACTTCCATACAGATTAAGTTGCGGGCCTATGGATTTGCTCAAAACCTAACTGGAAACCAATTTCCTAAATTCTGCCATGTTCATCTTCTTGCCCCCGAAGACATACCTAAAGAGGGAACTAACTACTTTTGTGTTGATCCGGCTTGGAGTAGGAACTGGTTTATGCTTTGGTTACGAGTGGATGAAAAGGGAAGGAAATATGTTTATCGAGAGTGGCCGGACAGAAAGACTTATGGAGAGTGGGCTATCCCCGGTGAAAAGCCAGATGGAACCATAGGCCCGGCTCAAAATATTGGTGGAGGTCGAGGAGTTGAGGAAGTGAAAGGTATTATTGTTGAGGCTGAAGCTGGAGAGAAAATAGAGGAAAGATATATTGACCCCCGTGCCGGAGCTACCCAAGCTGCCGGAAGAGATGGGGGAACGAGTATTATTGACTTGCTTGAAGAAGGGGAAAATGCTATGCACTTCCTTCAGGCGGCTGGAATATCAATCGCCAACGGATTAACAATAATCAATGATTGGTTAAATTATGACCAGAACGAACTTATTTCGGTTTTAAACGAACCCAGTTTATTCATAAGTTCCGAGTGTGGTAATTTAATTTATTCGCTTCAAGAATGGACAAGCAGAGATGGAGAAAAGGGAGCCACTAAAGACCCCATAGACACGCTTCGATATTTAGCGGTGATGGAACCTATTCATGTAACGAGTAGCACCTTTGCCGCATCGAAGGTACTGGGATATTGAATACAAATATGAATACGGATAATTTGGTGGAGCATACCGATACTCCAGATGTTGCGGAGTTAACCAAGGAATACATTCGGAGCCTACATGATGGGTATTCGATGACTAAAGTTTCGGAAGCGGACAACATTCGTCTTACCCGATGGACAGGTCAAAGTGATGATGGAAAAAAGCACAGTAAAAACCTTTCAGAAGGAGAACAGGCTTTTCCGTGGGATGGTGCGAGTGATACCCGCATTCCTTTGGCTGATTCCATAATTAACGATTGTGTGGATGTTTTAACCACGGCATCTAGCAGAGCCACTTTAAAAGTAGCCGCCACAGAGATAGGCGATGTGGAACAAGCAGCGGTAGCCAACAAGATGATGCACTGGCAACTGGACACTAAACTGTACCACACAATAAATCGGGAGGCTGAACTTCTAGCACAGCACGGATTACAATACGGGTGGAGTGCTTTGTTTGTGGGTTGGGATCAAAAAGCTGCTTTGAAAGCGGTGGCTATCACGATGGAACAGGTTATGCAGATGATCGACCAATTGGAACAGGATGATCCTTTGCGTGACTTTCCAGAAATAATAGCCGATCCAGATAGGGAAGATGAGGCAATAGCCATTATTAAAGCTCAATATCCAAATGCTACGGATAAAGAAGCTAAAAAAGCTGTAAAGGATTTGCGGGAAACCGGACAAACCGAAATTCCAGTTGCTTATATTTCAGTTAATCAACCTTCTGTGGTAGCACTTAAACCTTGGGAAGACATTACATTCCCACCAGAGACAACTGATCTTCAAGCTGCCAGAGTTATATTTAGGCGAGTGTTTTTGACTGAAGTTGAACTTCGAGCTAAAACCGTTGATGAAGATTGGGATGAAGATTGGATTGAAAAAGTAGTAAATACCGCTGGAAAATCTGTGGAGTTTTTTGAGTTTTCGCAAAGTGTTACTAATCTATCTGTAAACGACACAATAACTAGGCAGGATAATCTTATTGAAGTTGTTTATGCTTACACTAGGCAGATAAACGAAAACAACATGCCGGGGATTTATTACACTATTTTTAGTCCCATATACACAAAAGACGATTCTGGAAATGATATTTATGCTAAACATGAACTTTTAGATTACGCCCATTGTCGGTATCCGTTTATTGAATTCAGGCGTGAACGGCTCAAAAGGCGCGTGGTGGAGTCCCGTGGAATTCCAGAAATATGTGAGACATGGCAGAACGAAATTAAAACTCAACGGGATTCAATATTCGATTCCACATCCTTTGAAACACTTCCACCGATTATGGTGAATAAAAGGATTGGATTGGCTAATAAGGTTGGCCCGGCGGTTCAACTTCCTGTGACTAAACCGGGGGATTACGAATTTATGAAGCCGCCACCGCGCACCCCCAATACGGCTTTGAATCTTATTGAAATTGTGGAGAGACAAGCAGATAGTTATTTTGGAAGGGCAAATAAAAGTCTACCGCCAGTTCAGACTCAACTAAAACAACAGCGCATGGTGAATAACTGGTTAACAACATGGACTGAAGCCTATCAGCAAATGTTTACTTTGTGCCTACAATTTCTGTCGCCGGAAGAAATACAGAAAATTTCGGGGTCTGGAGCCATTCCTAGATCGGATATGATGCAATTTGATTTTGTATTGAAGTATGATGTTAGAGAATTGGATACTGAATATGTGGATAAGAAATTGGCCACAATAAGTCAGTACGTTATCCCACAGGATGCCGGTGGAGTTTTGGATAGGAATAAGTTGATTGGAATGGTGGTTAAAGCAATTAGTCCCGACATTGCTGAAGAGTTAATTATAGATCAAACCACCGCTAGTCAAAAAATGT